GTCCGCGTGGTCGTTAAGCACGAGCTATAATAAGCCTCTGCGGAAGTTCTCCCATAGGAGAGAGAACTAAGCTGGATTAAGAGTCTGTGTTAAACACTAGAACCAAAGAATTTGCCAGTCATAGAGTTCATCTGACTACTGATGGCATTTCCGATGTTGCGACCGGCAAGAGTGGCACCGGATGAGATGCCACCAACCACGCCCGCCATTGTGGTGTCGTAAATAGAACCAAACAAGTCCTTAGCAACAGCAAAACTGTCCATAGAGTTCATGCTGCCCAGTCCAGTGTTGACTATACCAGCGGCTCCTGATCCTACTGTGTATTCAATGTGCACGACTAGTTCAACAAAGATACCAGCAGCGCTACCAGCAGCGTTAATGCCAACCACGAAAAATGGGACCAATTGTGAGCCCGTCACTGAAGAAGCTAAACTCGTGACTCCATTGATGAGGCCTCTAAAAGTGAAATCTACTGGGTCTTGTGGTCTGTACACAGCTGTGGCTCCTTGTTTTAGGGGGTAAGTTTCTGTTGACAGATAACCGTTGAATTCATTCCACCCTTGAGTGGCGGTCGTACCAACAGCAATAGGGAAACCCGAAGCTGAGGTCAAGGCACTAGCAGTCCCCACGTCTCTTGGTATGCACCCAATGGTGAGGAGTCCTGAATCTGCTGTCGAGTTATTAGTACTAAACACCCTCACTCCTGCAGCTACTATTCTAGCTTCTGCTGATATGGCTGTTAACGACGCCGCTCCTGGAAAAGTGGCTTGCGTGATAGTGCTGTAGTTATAGGGTGAAGTCGCTGATCCCGAAAATAAAGCGTTGACGCCCCCAGATCCGGCAATGGGGTAGAAAACCATACTCCCAAAACCTCCTGAGGTGACGTTAAGAGAAAAACGCGTCACTAACGTGGCCAATCCTGATGGAACCATAGTCTCTCCTCCTAACCTAACGGGAATCATGTCGAAAGGATTGTTTAAAACTGCTCGATAAGCATTCATGTCAAACCTAGCGGCTGTGACATGCCCACCACTTTTTCTGGAATCGATGGAATGGATTTGCTTTCCTGTGCTCTTTCGATTGTTCCTGTTAGATTTCTGTTGTTTCTTCCTAGGGATCACGAGAACACCGGGATGTCTTTCAGATCGTGTCTTAATGCCAGCTGACACGACCATGAGCCGTCTGTCGTGGTTAGGTCTGCTCGGGCCGGGATTTGGCTCTACTCCTTGTTCAGTGAGGTCTTCAACCCAACCACCATTGTCATCGGTGCTTGGAGGAGGGTATATGTAATTCTCACGAGCTGAATCAACGGCAATGAGCATTTTAAGTATCGGAGAAACTATAATGAGTCCTGATTTGGTGACTTTTTCCAGAGATTTAGTGAGCAACTTGTGGGTCAACTCGTCATATCCGTACACGTCGATGAGTTGCGTCCAAGTGCTCTCCGTTGGAGTACCAGTATGCACGCCCGACATTTTATAAGGTTCGTCGACCGGTCTGACTGAGTCCACCCCGGCAGTAATCCGGAGAATAGTGTCTAAGTAAAGTCTAAGTGGTGGACAACCTGAGCTGGCCTCATAACAACTGAGCGCGGCTCCTCGTGCAATGGAGCGGGCTTGTTTATCGTTAGAAGCTCTAACTGAATAGCCCAACTTAGCAATCATCTGACCAACTTTAGGAACGAAATTCCAACCCGTGTTGGTGTGAGTGAGACGACACGACAAGAATTCGATAAGGTGGTTATGTAACACATGGTTCGTGGTGGCTGGATGACCTAGTTTCTCAAATTCGCTCGCGAAATCTATCCTAGGACCGTCATACAACACGACAGAATCATCTCCGCCCACCAAGATCTTTATGTCCGCTTCTGTTGGAGCGCAATTTCTGATCTTACAAAAGACATAAAAATTCAAGAAAGCAGTGAGAGTGGAATTAAAAAGGGTAGTCCATGGATCTCCCGTGTTCCTAACATAAGGAGATGAAAACTTGACGCCCAAGCGAGACTTGCCATGGTTAATCTTATTCGCAGTCATGAGTTGTAAATGAGCAGTTGGAGCTCGATACTTCTTACAAATCTTAATTTCCATCTCGCAAGTTTGCTCGCCTTGATTCAAATCCATAGCATCCATGTCGGAATTGACTTTATTGTCCCACTCTCTAGCAGTGGCGCAGTCGGCTAAGGCTTTGGAAGTCATACCAGGTGAGTAAACTATTCGCTTAGAAGCTCTCCAAGCTCTCTTAACTATACCGGTCAAATCTCTAATAAATGGAGCTGTAAGGACTACGAACTCATCAGTTGGAGCTAAAATCTGACGCGGAGATTTAGAGTCGTCCTTCAAGACAGTTTCTCTCTTGGGCGAAACGTCTCGTTCTGTCCATGCATGCAGTTGATCTGGAGTGAGAATAGAATGTGAAGTGATACCCTGATCAGCTAATTTCCTGGCAGCTTCTAAGTAAGCTCGTTTCTTAATACCACTGGAATTGCAACCATCCACCCACTTGGCAACGTAAGCGTACCAGAGTTCTGGGTCATCTGGAACAGGAATCTTAAATGGTTTATTCACAATTGAGTCCCAATGCTTGGTCACAAAATCACAGAAGTCTTGCCTGTCTTTTGGGTCAAAGGCAGCCGGTAAAGCACAAGATCTCTTCTCTAGAGCAGCAACCATATTATGAAGGTTGCTCCCAAAGACAGTAGGTTCACAACCATCTACTGCCAGTCCCGTAACTCTAGCTGCATCCTCTTTAATATGGTCTGCTTGTTTGAGATTTTTACCCGTCGCTGGCATAGCAGGAGGCAAGATAGTGATCTTAGCATCTGGGTGTTGAAGTGGTTGTTTAGCAGTAGAATTACTACTAGGTAAAGTGGGATGGTAAACGGGCGGGGTTTCGTCG